CTTCCGACGCCTCAATTCAACTTCCTCAAGCGAACCGTGGGACACACGGTGGCGTCCATCGTCTCGGACGATGTGAGGATGACGGCGACGCCGCTGGAAGCCGCCCCGAACGAAAAAGAACTGATCGACCCGGTACGGATTGTGAACGAGGAGTTTTCGAGGCTTCTGGAACAGGTGAAGTTTTCCAGGCTTCAGAAAATCTTTGTACGTGACGCGGCGGTCAGGGGGGACGGCTGCATGTATACCTGGTGGGACGAGGACGCCCCGGCGGGCAAGGGCCAGAAGGGCAGAATCCGCACGGAGATCGTGAAGAACACCAGGGTCTTTTTCGGGAACCCGAACGACGCGCAGGTCCAGACCCAGCCGTGGATCATGATTGAGCGAAGGGACATGGTCCGGTCGGCGCGAAAGCGGGCGGTGGAATACGACGCGAAGGACTGGGAACAGATTCTGCCGGACGACGCAGAGAATCAGGAAGCCGTCGACAGTCAGAAGCGGACAGACAACAAGGTGACCTGCGTCACGCTGATGTGGAAGGACGACGACAAGGGCGAAGTGTGGGCCTGCGAGTTTACGCACAACGTCATGATCCGGAAGCCGTACAACACGAACCTGCGGCTGTATCCGCTTGTGTGGCTGAGCTGGGACTATGTGGACGAATGCTACCACGGTCAGGCGATGCTGACGGGCCTGCTGCCGAACCAGATCTTCGTTAATAAGATCTGGGCCATGTCCTCGCTGAACATGTACCGCAGCGCCTTCGGAAAATACGTCTACGACAAGACGAAGATCGCGCATATCGACAACCGCGTCGGCGCGGCGATTCCGGTCGTCGGGAACGTTGACGGGGCCATCAAGGCGATTGACCCGCCCGCGATTCACCCGCAGGTGTTCCAGTACATTCAGGCGGCAATCAACACGACGCAGGAAACCCTCGGCGCGACGGAAGCCGCCCTCGGCGAAGGAAAGGCCTATAACACGTCGGCGGTGCTGGCCCTGCAGAAGGCATCGAGCACCCCGCACGTCGTGACGCAGCAGAACGCCTATGATCAGGACGAGGACCAGGGCAGAATCTGGCTCGAATTCATGACAGTGTACTACGGAAAGCGCACGGTAGACATGGCGATGACCGACGAGATGCGGGCTATGTTCGAGCAAGCAAACCAGCTAGCGGAGATGGCCGGGCAGCCGCCCATGGAGATCCCGGATACGGTTCCGGTCGACTTCGACTTCGGAAGCCTCAGGGACCACGAAATGAACATCCAGATCGACGCGGGCGCGAGCAGCTATTACAGCGAGATTGCGAGTATGGAGACCATGAGCAACCTTCTGGACCGCGGCGTGATCAACGTTGTTCAGTTCCTCGAGCGCGTGCCGGACGGGCATGTGACGAGGCGGCTTGAGCTGATCGCGGAGCTCAAGGAGCAGATGAAACAGCAGGAAGAGATGCAGCAGATGATGCTGCAGCAGCAGATGATGCAGGCCCAGACGGAACAGGGCGGCGCTCCCGGCGGGGCAGCCGCTCCAGGCGGCGGACAGGGCGACGCGGTGGAAACCAGCGCGACGGCGGAGAGACGGACGACCGGATTCAAGGAACTCGGCGAGGCGCTGAGAAGAGTTGAGAGGGGACCGGGATGGCGACAGTCGGCGGCGTAACGAACGAAAAAATCTACAGCCTCAAGAAATGGGGCGGGCTGAACGAGGCCCCGGACGGCGATACCAGACTCAATCTGGGCGAGGCTTCGAAGATGGTCAACTGGAAGATCACCAGAGACGGCAACCTGAAGAGGAGACCTGGCACGCAGTTCGTGGCAGGACTTGGCTCGGCGTATGAAATCGTCTCCGGACCTGAAGCAAAGATTCCGCTCGAAGAGATCATGGACGACAACGGGATGATTACCGTCTTCAGCGGCGTGTCTCCGGATTACATCCCTGGTGCAGTGGCACCGGTCGGAGTTGGCGGCGCTATCATAAAAGGAGTGTTCGAGACAAGTTCGGCAGACATCGACCTTGGGACATTAGTATATGAGCCCGACAATCCGGCAAGGATTGTGTCTGGCACACTGAGAGCAGAAAACGCGGGCCTCAGCTATAGCGCTGAGGAACTGTTTGGAACCCTTGAAACACTGGCCGACGGAGTATCGTTGTATCTCTGGTATGACGAGCTGCCCTATGCAATCGACAAATACTCTCTTCCTGAACCCGGCGAAGGGCTTATCCTAAACGCACACTTAGTGAAGTCAGTAGCGACGCAGACCGATTCTGTGGTTGGGTTATGGGCAGGGCTTGTACAGGGGAAGGAACATCTGCTCGCGGCCTGCAATGGCTGGGTATGGGACTTGTATAACGCCGACACGGGTAAGATGATTAGGGAACATGTCAAGCCGGTTGATACCAGCGGGCGTGTGACGTTCTTCCCCTTCGGCGGGGATGTGTATATCCTCGACGGACATGACTATTACGTCTATAACGGAGAAGGGTGCGATCGGGTCATGGGGTATATTCCGCTTGTGGCTATCACTATCGGGCCGGTGATCGAAAACCCATATGATGCGACGGCGACTTACGATGTCGACGATTACTGCATTTACGAGACGCAAGTTTACCAGTGCGTTACGGCGATTACTACGCCAGAGGCCTGGACAGAGGAGCATTGGACACGTGTTAAGGGAAACCCTTCCAGCGGCGAGACCACGGGTGAGTACATTAACCGCCTGACGACGTTTCGCCGGGTGTGGCTTTCTCCTGACGGGAAGCGTGACGTCTTCTCGTTGCCGGAGGCAGGGATCACTTTGGAAGACGGCGGTTATGTCAGAGACCTTGGTTCTGGCCGCGACTTAATTGGAAGTGGACAAGACAAAGAGTATGAAGTTGATCCGACAACAGGCACGATCACATTTACGCTCTATGACTATGACGTTTCAACGGATACCAAGACTTACCATCCACCGCTCAAAGGCGTGAACACATACGAAGTGTGCTACTCTGTGGAAACTGACGTTGACTATCGGGCGCAGGTGACGGGGAACCGGTTTGCCGAACTCTTCTCCGGTCCGACGGACAACATGGTCTATCTCTACGGTGACGGGAGCAACCGGGCGCTTTATTCGGGAATGGACTATGACGGGATGCCGAGAGCGGACTATTTCCCGGATCAGTACGAGGTTCACGCAGGCGACAGTAACACGCCCATCACGTCGATGATCCGGCACTACGGTGATCTGGTCTGCTACAAGACGGATTCCACCTGGGCCATCACGCAGAGCAGTATGGAGCTGGCAAGCGGAAGCGACACGGTGTCCATCTACTGTACGCCTGTCAACAGGGACAAGGGCAATGTCGCACCGGGGCAGGTCCGACTGGTGGACAACAACCCGGTGACCTGCTCGGAACGCGAGCTGTACCACTGGATCAATTCCAGCTACTACACCTCTACGCTTTCGCGGGACGAACGGCAGGCACGGCGAATTTCCGACCGCATCCAGAGCAGCATCAAAGAGATTGATCTCACAAAGTGCTGCATGTGGGATGACAACGACGGGCAGGAGTTCTACATCAGCCAGAACAAAGTCACCCTCGTCTGGAACTATGTGACAGACACCTGGTATCGGTACGAGGGAATCGACGCGGTGTGCATGTGCAACTTCCACGGCGAAGTGATCTACGGCACGAGCGACGGCCTGGTTGCGAGACTGACCTATGACTCTCTGGGCGATATGGGCTATCCGATAAAGGCCGAATGGGTCTCCGGAGCCATCGACTTCGGAGCCGCCAACATGCGGAAGTATTCCTCTTCTATGTGGGTGGGCCTCAAGCCGGAGAGCGGGACGAGCGTGGATGTGAAGCTCATCACGGACCGAAAGGACACGTTCAAAGAGAAGATCATCAGCAGCGAGAAAGCCAAGGTCAGAGGCCAGCCCTTCATGGCCAAAACGAAGCTCAAGGCCAAGAAGTTTGTGTTCTACCGACTTCTGCTTTCGGTGGATGACAAGCAGCCGGCGGTGACGGTGACAGATGTGGAATTCCGGGTAAGACAGACCGGATACGCCAAGTGAGGTGAGATCGTGATAGGGAAAACGAATTCGGGCGGGGTTTTGGCTATTTTGAACGTCAATTGCCCATACGACAGCACGGTTACGGTAGTAAACGGGAACCTCAGCTTTACGGCAATCGGCAGAAGCGTGTCTTTTAAACTGCCAAGGATAGGCGACTGGATTGTCACAGCAACGCGAAACGGACTTTCTCAAGCTCAGACTGTGACGATGAGCGCAGGCCAAACGTCGACCATAACGCTACTGACAGATATATACCTATTCAGCTCAAGCGGTTATGCGATTGGGTTCACGCGTGGCTGGACATACGGAGACTATGGAACTTATGTTGAAACCACCGGAAATGTAAATGGAAACAATCCATCACTCTCCAACGGTTTTGTTGACCTGACGGGATACAAGCATCTTTATGCAGTCGTTCAGTATCGGGTGAGCCTGGACCGGTACGCATGGGGTGGCGATATTTTTTCTATATTAAATGCTTACGGATCAGAGTTGGCCCAACAAGGGCACAGTGAAAACACTTGGAGAGGCTGGGAAGAATATCAGCCTCCGGAAACATGGACCTTTGATGTTACGAACATCAATCAACTCGTGCAATTTAAACTCTGGACGAACTTTGGCTCCGGTGGTAGCGCGGAGTCTGGCGGTGGCGGTGGCATTATCCTTCACAGCATCCGCATCACGACAACTTAAAGTGAGGTGAGACACAGATGGCATCTTTACAGGAAACCTTTGCACAGCGGCAGAACGAGTCTGCCAATCAGATCAACAACATGTACGACAAGCAGTATGAGACGCAGGCGGCGGGGCTGAAAGCGGACTATGACCGAAACATGTCCGACGCTCAGGCGGCGGCGAAGAAGATTGCACCGCAGTACCAGACGCAGGCAAACGCGCTTGCCGGTCAGTTTGAACGACAGCGGCGAAACGCCAATCTCAGCGCCATGATGAACGGCCTCGGGAGCGGGACGGGCCAGCAGCAGCAGAACGCGCTGCGGGGCCAGTTCATCGGACAGTACGGAGCACTCAGAGGTCAGGAAGCCGGAGCGATCACCGACGCAAACCAGAAGATTGCAGACCTCACGACGGCCTACAACAACGCGCTTGTCAACGCAAGAGCGGACACGGACGCGAAGCGGGATCAGGAGCTTGTCAAAGCCTACGACACGAACCGGACATGGTACGAGACACAGGCACAGAACCTTGCCAGCAACTATGGGCAGTTCGGGAACCTCAAGGATATCTACGGCGAGGCTCAGGCGAACCAGATGCGGAACACCTGGATTGCGCAGAATCCGGAAGTCGCCTACAGGAGCGGCATGATCTCGGCAGACGACTACAGGAAGCTGACAGGGCACGACGCGACTGAAGGGTATCGGTCAATTTACGGTTGAGGTAAGAGACGATGGCTGAAGAACAGAAAAATTTAGCGATCCCCGCACCGGCAGCGGTTACGACCGCCCCCGACATGAAGACGCAGGCAGCGGACGCGAACCAGTTCAAGGCCGCGTTCGATGCCCGCAAGCAGGGATATCAGGACAATATCAACAGCACACTCGGCACTTCCCTCAACACCCAGAAACAGGGACTTGCGGACGCGTTTAAGCAGAACACGGCAGCTCAGGAACAGGCGACGGCGGCAAGTCAGAACTCTTACGGCAGCGCGAACGCGGACCTCGGCGTGCAGGCGGCACGCACACAGGCGGGCATGGACAGCTATGCCGACGCACGAGGCCTCAACCGGCAGGCAGGGTCACAACAGGCCCTGTCTCTCGGGCTGGGAGCATCCGTGGCGGCGGGGAGACTTGCCCAACAGCAGCAGATGGCCCTGGAAGAAAGCCAGAGACAGAAGGCGCTGTTGAGCACGGACTATAACAACCGGGTTCAGAAAGCGATTTCCAATCACGACTACAAGCAGGCGGCGGCGCTGCTGGATGACTTCAACAATCAGAATACATGGCTCGACAAGAACGCGGCGGCGATGGCGACTTTCGGGAACTTCACGGGCTACGAACAGCTCTACGGTCCAGGGCAGGCACAGGCCATGCAGCAGTTCTGGATCGGCTCAAATCCGGAGCTGGCGTACAACACCGGCGTGATCGATGCGGCGAGGTACAAGCAGATCACCGGCAGAGAGGCCCCGGACTATGTACCGCCTCCCTCTGAAGGCGGCGGCGGTGGCGGCACCATCAATGCGGACTGGTGGACCAACGGAAGACCAGGCTGGACCGTGGAACACAACGGGCTCGGACACAGCGGCGGCGGGGGATGGCAGCCCCGATGATCTGGAAGATCGGAGGATACAGAACAGATGGCTTACAAAAAGGATGACAACGGCGGGCAGGCGGCAAGCGCACCTTCCGCAAGCAGTTCCGGCGGCGGGAAAGTAACCGCCGGAGGAAGCTACAGCAAATCGTCTGCTTCCGGCTCTTCCGGCAGCGCGAAGGCAGGCACCAAAGCCAGTACCAAGGTTACCTCCAAAAGCTACGGCGCAGGTTCGCGGGATTCTTCTGCCCACGCGGCGGCAAGCGCGGACAGATCGGCGGCGGCAAGCAGGGGGAAAGTCGCGAGCTTTACTCCCTCCGCCCGCGGCGGTTCTTCTGGCGGAGGTCTTGGGTTCTCCTCGGCTCAGGGAACGAATCCGACTCAGTGGGGGAATGCTTCCGCAAACTATCTCGGAACCGATAAGGACGTCTGGAACAAAGGCGCAGACCTGCCCTATGATTATGAAGACCGGAATCTCCATTATTTTGATACTGACCACGACACCAACAAAAGTCATCTGGAAAAGGCGACCGAATGGAATGTCAACCGGTCAAAGTACATGCTCGGCCAGTACTGGGACAGCGGGAAAAAACAGTACGAAAGCGAGACCGCCAGAAGGGAAGACAACAGTCAGTGGTTGAAAGACGCCCAGATCTATCACGATTGGGCGGAAAAGCACGGGTATGATGACCTCGCAAACCAGTGGGAAGAGGCCTATAACGATGCAAGATACAAGGCGGATTTCGGCTTTTATCTTGACACTCCGGAAGCATGGGACTCCATCCTGACAGATCAGAAGACGGCCCAGGCACAGAAGATGCTTGAGGCGGCGGAAACGGATGAGGACCGCGAACGCTGGCAGAGAACCATTGACGATCTCGGCATGACCTCGCTGACCGGAAGTGCCCTGACGGAAGCCAGAATCAAAAAGGCACAGGAGAACGCGGACAGCGCCGAAAGCGAAGCGGAAGCCAGACGATGGAGCAAGGAAATCAAGGCCCTGCAGGCACGGCTGAAGGAAGAACAGAAGCAGGAGAAGAAAGAAAACAGCTTCCTCGGGAAGGCAGAGGACTTTTTTACCGCTCCCGAAAGAGAGCAGGTCGACTATACGCCGGAGGAGGCGGCAGACCGCGACCGCTTGCAGGCAGAATATGAAGAAGCTGTCCGGCAGCGGCAGGAAGCAGAAGTTAACGTCACCGATCCGTGGGACTATACGCTTTTTGTCCAGCCCTTGAAGGACAAGGAAGATCAGCTCGAAGCACAGCTGAAAGACATGAACCGTGCCCACGGCCAAAAGACTTATGAAGGCCTGGAAGACGCTGCACAAGCACGGGACATTTTTGAAGGCTGGTACGGCGGACGAGTTGGGAATATTGCTGCCGACGCAGGCGCAATGCTCGGCGGCCTTGGCGCGAATTTCCACGGCATGGGCTATGTGGACGAAACGCACAGAGAGCTTACCATGCAGCTTCAGCAGGCTCAGGCAAAGGCCCTGGCGACGCTTGATCCGGAAGACCGAGCCGAGGCAGACCGCCTTGAAGCGGAACTTCAGCAGTATGAAGAAGAGCATGTAGAAGACAACGCTTTGGAACGGGCAGGCGGGACGCTGATCCGCGGCGCTCAGGATGTCGTCGAAACAGCTGGCGCGCAGACGCAGGAAGCGCTGGAAGATATGAGCGACGCCGGAAAGATGGCCGTGCAGATCGGCATGGTCGGAGCGGACGTTGTTCTTGATATGGTTGAGAATCTTGCCATGCCGATTCCGTCAAAGGTTATTCCGGGCGCAGGCGCAGTCAACATGTACGCCAGAGCAGGCGGAGCGAACGCCCTTGACAAACTCGATGCAGAAGGTGGAAACACCAACGACTATGACCGCAC